TAAGAGTTTGGTTCCAGTCCTTCTGAGTATAAGGAGTAGATTGGTTGTTCAGACGCTTCCAACCGTTGTAATCCCAACGAAGTGTCCAAGCAGCACCCTTACGGATGTCACGAAGAATTTCACGGTCGATTTCAGCAGCCACTTGTTCAGACAATAAAGCTGTTAATTCAGCCTCAGCGTCAATGTTGTGGAATGCCGCAACGTCTTGAGCGAGTTCAGGAGACCATTGTGCTCTCAACTTTCTTTCAGTTACAGAAACTGTTACTGACTCAAGGTTGAAAGAAACTTCACCAATTCTGTCTTCGAATTCAAGCTCTTGGTAACGCTTCCAATAAGGAATTACCATTTGGTTTACTGTGTTTGCAGTAAATGTAGTAGAACCGAATGTAGTACCAGTGTATCCATCAGGAGTTGACTGACCACAAGAAATACAAGCTGGAACTTGTAAGTCAATTTCTAAATAAATAATACCGTTTTGGTCACAGATATTATTATAGAAACCACCATTACCTGGAGTAGCTCCACCTGGCCAAGTAGTTTGAGTTTGAGCACCGTACTGAACGATACCTTGACCATATTTTTGAGTTACAACACGATACAAAAGTGGGCTTGCTGTAGTGCTGCTACCACCAGCATTGTTAATCGCGGTTACCAAGTTAGCGGTTGGTAAAAGGTTCAAATCAGAAAGGAATGATTCCGCATCCATTTCTTGACCATCAGGTCCGATAAGTTTACCTTCACCTGCACTTGTGAAACCAGTTAATTGTAAAAGAACTTTACGGTATTCACCACCACCATAACCTGATAGTGTTAAAGCGCCTGAACTCCAAACAACCTGACGAGTTCCGCCTGTTACCCAATACCAAGCACCTTTTGAATAATCAAAAAGACCTGGAGGATTTAAACCTGGCTCAGTACCTTCATAGAATGCATCATAAAGGTTTTTAGTGAATGCAGTTGAATCGTTGTAACCGGCATTAGGGTCACCAGGGTAGTTACCAGGAGAACCTACAGGTGCTCTGTGACCAGCTTCACCTGAGTTACCCATTGTAGGGGTTGCACCAGTGTAACCCTGAATTTGAGGTACAAAGTAGAACAACTTACCGATAGGAAGGTTCATAGCTTGTACTGATACGATTTCGTTAGCTAAAAGTTTAGAGAATACACGACGAATGATTGGGAATACAACAGTCTCAAATGAACCTGAATCTGAAGTAGACGCCGCTTCGTTAATCAAGAATGAAGCTTGGTTTTCGTACAACTGAGCTACGTTCTCTTTTAGGTGACCACGAAGGCCTTCAAGGAACCCTAATTTGTCCCATTTGTTAATAGTATCTTCTTTGATAACTTTAAGGTGCTTAAGACCAATGTTACCAACAAGACCTGAATCTAATAATGCTCCCATTTTATTTTTGGTTTTTTATTTTATTGTTTATTTATTATTTAGCAATTTTGCTCATGATGTCCTTCATTCTAAGGAATTGTGGATTCTCGTATGTTTTTGATTCAATTAAATTGATTGCTGAACCTGATTGTGGTTCACGCTCAATAACTCTTTCAATTGACTCAGTAATAGGACTTGCCTTTGTTCCTTGTGAAAGTTCATCTTTTATTGTTTTATATAAAGCCTTTGATTCCTTGAGAGTTTCGGCCGTGTCAAATCTTCTAAGAATATTAATTTTTTCTTGCTTAGAAGTTGAGTGTTCGGTAAACAAACGAGTTGCGTAAGCTAAGTTTGAATTGAAGATTGCAACTTCATTTAATTTATCTCTAAATAAATTAAGTGCTTTTCTGTATTCTTCATTTTTTGCTCTAAGCATTTCCATTTCTTCCATAACTGATTCATTTTGTTGTCTTGCAATTTTTGAACCTGTTCTAGCTCCTTTTGGTAATGCTCCTTTTCTCCAACCCATTCCGTAAGTACGTGCTGCTTCTTTAGCCTCTCCTTTTTTACCTTTTGGCATCATTTCCATTTCTTCTCCTTCTTTGAATTCGAATTTTGGTTTACCTGTGCCTTTAAGTGGATTGGTTTTTTTCATATCCTCTTTAAACCCGCCAGCGGATTTCTTATAAGAGAATTTTTTAGCAGAACCAAGTTTTGCACCTTTACCTACTTTAGGTTTCATTCCCTCTTTGGTTTCCATTTTCTTTGCTTTTTTAGCTTCCATCATGTTATAGGATTCATTGTCTTCCTCTTCTTCTTCATTCCATTCCTCAGAATAAAGTTCGTCTGGGTCAGATTCCTCTTCTAACTCTTGTTCATCATCTTCATCTTCTTCTTCATCAGAATTAATTTCAATTTCATAAACAATGTCAGAATCACCTTCTTCAAATTCGTACTCCTGTTCGTCTTCTTCCATTTCACCAGGTTGAGGTTCTCCCTTACCTTTCATTTCACCAGGTTGAGGTTCTCCCTTACC